TGTAGTGGTGGTGTTGGTGGTGGTGCACTAAAATCTTTTGTTGCAGGATCATAAATAAAACCCATACCTGCATAAGTTTTGTTTGGTAAATCTGCAAATGTTTCTACCCATGTGCCGGGGTAACGCTCGGGGTTTTCTTGCATAAATTCATGCGTAACAACATGAACATTTGTGACAATGTTATTTTCGTCAATTTGTGCAAAATACTGTGGAACACTCATACCTTAAACCTCACATAAATAATTCCGCTACCGCCTGAACCTGTTGTGTTTGCGAGATAACCGCCACCGCCGCCAGCCGCAGTATTAGCGGCAGGTGTGTTGCCTGTGCCGTTAGTGCCACCGTTTCCAAGTGATGAACCTGCCGCGCCGCCTGTTACTGATCCGCCTCCTCCCCCGCCCGAACCTTTGAACAGTGCGCTACCACCAATAAAAGCGCTGACATCGTAACCAGCCGCGCCCGCCCCACCTGTCGTTACTGAACCGTTGCCGCCTACAGCCTGACTTGATCCACCGCCTCCAGCATTTGTTCCAGCCGTGCTCGATCCACCTTTGAACCCTTGCGAGTTGTTTGTGCCTGCCGATGTAGTTCCGTTTATTGAACCGCACAAAGCACCAAATTCTCCGACAGAAATTGCGCCGCCCGGATAGTTTAGAGCGTTTCCGCCGACTGCTGTTATTGCGTTTGGGCCTGTTCCAATTGAGGATGGTTTTGCTTGCGACATTACTAATGATCCAACTGATGCTGCGCCAGCCCCAACGACAACGCTTTGATTAGCAGACAAATAAACTGTTTGTTGCAACATTGCGCCGCTAGCACCGCCACCGTGTGCGCCACCATCCCAACGGTATGCAGCGCCTCCGCCACCAAAAAGCAAACAATCGAATAACCCTGCCTTAGTAACAGTTAGCGTGGCATCACTTGTAAAGGTAAGCAGCGTGTAGTTTACGCCGCCAACCGTGATGCTTGAACTAGAGCCACCTGTAGCCGCGCCATAGGTCGCTGACTGTTGGCTAAAAAAAGTAGCAGCACTAGCACTTTGGAAAACAAGCGTGCCACCTCCATATTGTGCCAACGCTAAAGATGATGCCGTTCCAACTGTTGCTGTGCCAGCCGTAATTGTGCAAGTACCTGCACCCATATTTTGGATCCAAATAGTGTCACCAGCGCTAAATATGCCTGTGTTCACTGTGATTGTTGTTGCCGATGCAGAAGTCATCTGGACTCGATAACCGACATCGCCAACCGCCAGCGTGTAACTAGCAGTTTTTGCGGAGATTGGAAGAGTCGTTATTGCGTTTAGTTGGGCCGCTGTTAATACAGCCCCAGAGACGAATGGGAATGGCGTAGTCATAATCTTTATCCTAAGACATTTTCTGCGTCGAGTGTGCCATACACAGCATCGTTAAGGATCAGCTCATAGACGATCGTGGTTGGCGAAGTAAAGTAGGTAACTGCGTGCCCAGCCGACAAAGTAAGTCGGTGCTCAAGTCCTTCAATGGTTAGGTCTTGGGCAAATTGGGTTGGGCCTGCCGAAGTGGTAATTGACTTTTGAATATTGATTAGGTCGCCGACATCGAGCAGCGCCAAAGTGTCTTGGTCGAGTGCAGGTGTGCCGGGGAACTCTGTGCCTAAGAAGTTGAAGCGCGCTTCGGGATCTGGACTGATGAGGTATTCGGCAAGGGTTAGAGCTGCGGCGTCGTTATGTAAAAGCGAATCTGTGATTGACTGGGTTTGCACAAGGTAGGCGGCTTGGCTGACTAGGTCTTCGGCGACTTCTGGCGATGTTGCTCCAGCGTGCTGAATAGACGCGCGGTTTACGACTGTGTCCGCTTGGAAAGAGATATCTATTGCGCTGTAGCCGATCTGCGTACCGTCATCATGAAACTCGGCGACAGGGACTCCAAGCGTTGTTCCGATGCGCTTCTGGAAGGTAATAGTGCCTTCTCGATCCACAAAGATTCTTCCCTGCTCGGCTTCATTAATTTTGTTGGCGTAACCAGCGACCGATGTACCGTTGGCGACTGTGTAGGCAGCTGAACCGCCAAGGGTCGCCACACCTGTCTCAATGCTCCGTGTGCCTGTGTAAGCGACTTCTGGCAGGTCTAGAAGGGCATTAAAACGCGCGCTTGAGAGCTGCTCTGTGACATTCCATTCGGCAAGAAAGGTCTGTCCAAGCTGGTAGGAGAAGTCCGCGCAATTTACGGTCACGGTGTCCAGTCCGCCGAGAGTAAAGGTGTAGTCGTAGTTCACGATGTAGCCGACCCAAAGAAGTTCTTTGACATTGGTTGAGCTGTATCGAGAGAAGCGGACTTCGCGAAGCGGTGCAAGCCCCGGCTGATTATTGTTTGGATCGTAGTAAGGCGATGTCGTGTCAAAAGGGTTGAACACTCCGTCAGCGTAAGTGTCGTTAAGCGTAAAGTTCATCGTGCCATAAGCGAATTGGTCGCCCGTGTTCGCGCGTCCGCGTTTTGCTGTAAGCGAGATTGTGCCGTCCATAACGGTCGCGAATTGCGATGTACCGTCAAGAACATATTCGGTGTTATTTAGTTCGCCTTTGAGATCGTCGTCAAGAGTAAAGGCGTTCCAGTCGTACCCTGTGTCAATCTCAAGGTCGTAGTTACCTGACCCGATTACCGCTACGCCTGCCATTAGACGACCGCTATGTTCGCAGGGCCGTTCGTCCTATTAAACGCTCTAATCGCGTTTACGACAGCTGTGCCGATCTCCGCGCTCGAGCCAAGACCGCCTGTGATGTTGATCGTGTAGTTACCCATTCCACCACCGCGCCCAGATAATGGGATGACCGCTTCAGGGCCACGCTCACCGATCATTGCAAGCGTGGGCCCTGTCACGATTCCACCGTCCGCGAGCATAGGAATATTCGGGACGGAGAAGCCTTTGCCACCAATACCGGGCACCCAATCAGGGATGCCAAAAGACAGTTTGCCGACAGTGTTATTCCACAGTTTGGCAATGCCGTTAAAGAGCGATTTGTAGATGTTAAAGATCGCTGTGAAGTAAGTAGTTAGTCCGTCAAAGACCGCTTTACCGCCTGCAAGCATCGCATCAAAGACGGTGTCTACGATTTTGCGGACGGTCTCAAACTTGAAGTAGAGCGCGGTTAAAATTGCAATAAACGCGGCAATAGCCAAGATGACAAGTGTGACAGGGTTAGCCAAAAGGAGCGCGTTAAACACTGCGACAACGCCGTTCACGATCATCTGAGCGGCTGCATAAACTTTCATAGCGGCATTAAGAGCCAAGATCGTCACAGCGATTCCGCCGATCGCGCCTGCAACAATGAGGAAGACTTTGGTGTTCTCTTGTGCCCACGCGCCAAAAGCGATCAGGTACGGAAGGAGCGCTTCGACTACTGGAATCAGTGCTGCACCGATTGACTCTTTTGTCTCTGCCAAAGCAATTCCAAGACGCTTCATACCACCTTCGGCAGTGGCGGCAGCTGCGGCAGAAGCCCCACCAAACGATCCGCCAAGCACATTCATTACATCTTCTAGCGATGCACCGTCTTTGATCATTGCTTTAATTTCTGGACTAAGTGCTGCAAGTCCTTTCATGTTTCCGCCGTAAGCCTTGGCAAGCGCGTCGGATACTGTGCCTAGATCCTTGCCTGATCCTGCTGCAATGTCTTGAGCAAGTGCTAGCGCTTTGTTTGCTTCCTCAATGTCTTTAGTTCCGCGCACAAGTGACGCCAGTGCCGGGCGAAGTTCAGAGTCCGCTACGCCTGACGCGAGACTCATCTTTGTAATCATGTCTTCTTGTGCTGCGATCTGTGCGTCGGTCGCGCCAGTAACATTCTGTAGCGCAAGCGCAAGCTGTACCTGCTCGGCTTGGTCTTCCATTGCCGCCTTAGTAGCGCCTACAAGAGCAAGCCCTAATCCTGCGACCGCTGCGGCTGCTGGGACTGCCGACTTCTTAATTGCGTACTGTGCTTTTGCAGAAGCGCCCTCAAGTTTCTGAAACTCTTTAATCGCCTTCTGCGTGCCCTTGGCATTGAACTCGGTAATGATTGGAAGAATTACAGCCATGACTTATTGCGCTTTCAAGTTCTGTCCGACAGCTTTGCCAACGCGATCCACTAGCGTCTCCATAGCATCATTAAGATCTTCTTTGTGAGCTTCATATTGACGCCATACTACTCTTGATGAATCTCCGTACTTGGCTGTTAGTGCAGCGCCCATGCGGTTACTTGTTGAAAAGTCAAAGAATGAAGCCGCCGCGCCAAGCCACCTAATAGCAAAGGTCGTAAGGTTCACAGTGTTTTGTCGAAACTCTTTAGGCGGTTTTGTATTTATGTACGCTTTGACTTTGTGCTCGGTGGGCCAAGGAAATACCTGATAGGAGCCGCGCAAAGACCAAGATCTCTCCCAACCTGACAAAGGGTAATTTAGGGGTATTGCAGATTCAATGTCGGAGACCAGACCAGCGGTAATCCTTTTGTAATCTTTAGTGATTTCGCGCCGTAAAGACTTGTCAATCTTGTTCAGTTCTTTAAGCGCTTCCTTGAGCCCGTAGATCTCTAGTCGAGTTTCAATCCCGTCAGCCATGTCACCTCTTTTTGTTTTGTTTTTCTAGCACTGCGACAATGGTAGTTAAGTCTCGCGTGTCGAAGGTGTCAGCGTAGAAAGTGGGAGCCCACCCTGTCGCGACTACAAGTTCGGCGAGTTGTCGCCTGTAGCCGCGTCCGTAGGGTTTACATCAGTTGCATCCTCTACGCCAATCTCGACATCTGGATTCGCTTTAAGCCATTCGCGCCAAGTAGCAGGAAGTGTCTCGCCTTTGACGCCAAGCATGATGTACGCCCAGCAAGCCATATCGGATGCACCGATACCGCGACCGTCAGACACTCGACGATTCTCTAGGCGTTCCCATTCGGCGATCGCGAAGAGGTTTGTGATAAGTGTTTCTTTTTTGTCTCCGCGTGTAAGCGTGAGTTTGATCTTCATTGTCTTTCCTTTCGTCGGGCCAAGGAAGGCCGTTAATTATGCGGTGACATCAGCCGAATAGACGCCACCCATAAAGGTAATGTCGATTGACTGTAGTTCGCCGAGCGATGCGGAGATCACTGGCAAAGACTCAAGATAAGTTCCTGTCAAAGTAAACCCCGGGTTAGTTCCCGAGTCAGCTGCATCAGTTGGGTTTACAACGACATTCACTTTTGTGCCGACAAGCGGTGCAAGTG